GGTCAATACGCCCTGCTCCTGTTCCTCGACGGGTATCCTTACGTCGAGTTCACGGCCCGCAGGTCGGCGGACTTCCTGACCGACTTGAACGCCTGGAAGCGCAAGAGCCTGCCCATCTTCGCCCGCTCCGTCGTGCGTTTCTTCACGCTTGCCCCGAGCGGCGAGATAAAGGAACTTACCTTCACCAGCCGATGACCAACCGCGACAACATCCAGCGTCTCGTCGAACACATCACCGGCGACCTGGCTTCGGTCAAGGCGCTCACCTCCCGCGTCGAGATGCACGTCGAGGACCTGTCCGCCCTCAACGAACTTACCGGGTCCGCCCTCGGTGAACTGAGCGTATTCACGGACAGCGTGCATACTGCCGACGAGTCCGCCGCCGTCAAGCCCCTGCACGATCGCGTCCACGTCGTCGTCGTCCAGCTGCGCGTCCTGCGCAACACCCTCGAACAGATGGAGAACGCCGCCGAGTCCGCCCTGGACAACGTGCGCCGCATCTCCGCCGGCCTCGAGGAAGCCGCCCCAGAAGATGACAGCCTGTGAACTGTGCAAGGGCGCCTGCTGCGAGTCGCTGATGGCCCCCATCGACGACACGCCCACCTCCGAGGAGTTCTACCGCACCCGTGGCTCCGTGTTCCGCCACGGCTTCCGCTCCTTCGTCGAACTGCCCTGCCGATGCGAGAACCTGTCCGGCACGGGACGATGCAAGACCTACGCCACCCGCCCTGTGGCTTGCGTGAGGTTCGAGGTCGGCTCCGCCATGTGCGTCACCGCCATCACCCGCCGTCGCCCCGATCAGGCCGACGCCATCATGGCCCTCATCTGATTTTCCCACCAACACCCAACCACCAAGAAACCACACCATGCCCGACCTCATCACCGAACGCGTCATCTACGACGGCATCCAAGCGCTCAACCAATCTGGCGCCAAGGAACTGCTCAAGTCCCCGGCCCACTACCAGGCGTATCTCGCCCGCACCAAGGAGGACAGCAAGGCCCTCCGCGTCGGCACCGCCGTCCACAAGCTCGCCCTCGAAGGGCTGGACGCCTACAACGCCACCCACGCCATCGCCCCGGAAGTGGATAAGCGGACTAAGGACGGCAAGCAGGCGTGGCAGGACTTCGTCACCGCCAACGAAGGCAAGGCCATCCTGACCGCCGACGAAGGCGCCTTGGTCGACGCGGTCTCCAACGCCGCGATCGGCTGCATGAAGGACCACGGCATCGTCCTCTCCAAGACGGAAGTGATGTTCACGACCTTCCTCGGTGACATCCTGGTCAAGTGCGCCATCGACGGCATCTCCGACGACGGCTACATCTACGACTTGAAGACCTGCGAAGACGCCAGCCCGCAGGGTTTCCTCCAAGCCGTCCGCAAATACCGCTACAACCTCCAGGCATACTTCTACCGCCACGCCGTCGAGTCGGCCTTCAAGTGCCGCGTCCTCGGCTTCCGCTTCATCGCCGTCGAGAAGGAGCCGCCCTACGCCACCGCCGTCTATGAGCTGGGGCCGGAACTCATGACCAACGCCGCCTTCGACTTCGAGCGCGTCGTGAAACTCTACAAGGACTGCACCGCCTCGGGCGAGTGGCCCGGCTACCAGAAGGAGATCACCACCATCGACCTCGCCGCCAAGCCCAGCGCCGCGACCAACATCTCCTTCGCCTAATCTCCCAAACACATGGAACCCCAAAACGATCGTCCGCCCTTAAAGTCAATTGAGGTCAATGGCACCTATAAACTCAAATTGATTAAACCCAAGTTCGAGAAGGTGAAGCACAACGAGGACGGCACCTCCTCCGCCCGCCTGTTCTTCCTCGACGACCAGGGCAACTGCCTGTCGAAGTCCTACGGCTCCAAGTATGCCAAGCCGCTGGCCATGCTCATCGGCAAGTTCTCCGGCAAGTTCACCGAGGAGCTGCGCCTCGACGCCACCCCCGCCGAGTTCATGACCTACTGCGAGCCGGCCTTCGGCAAGACCTGTCTCGTCGGCGTGGAAGCCATCCCGAACGGCGAGTGGAACGGCAAGCCGCAGTTCAAATACAAACTGACCTTCCCCAAGGGCGGACAGAAGCCCATCGTCCCCGAGTCGCACACCGAGGCCCCGCCCTTCTGAGCGATGACCGACGCCCCTCCGCCCATGGCCGCCCCCACGCTCGTCCTGATCGCAGGCTTCGCCAGGGCGGGCAAGTCGACCCTTGCCAACGGCCTGCTGGAGTGGTCGACCCGTCCCGCCGAACACATCAACTTCGCTGACGCCCTCAAGGAGGCCGCGAACCATTACCTCGACTACCTCCAGCTCGACGGAAACTTCTTCAACGAAGATTTCAAGGTCGAGAACCGGCAGTTCCTCGTCGAGGCCGGCAAGTTCGCCCGCCGCCTTGACCGTGACGTGTTCGCCCGCCACTTCGCCAACTGGTGCCCGGTCATGAAGCACCACGACCAGCCCTCCCCCGAGACCGTCGTGTGCTCCGATTGGCGCTACATCAACGAGCTGCGCGTCTGCCAGGACATCCTCTGGGAGAAAGGCTGGAAGGTCCGAACCGTCTACGTCTCCACCGCCGGGGTCGGCGCCGCCAACGACGAAGAGTTCGACAGCATCGCGGAGATACGGGCTTCCCACCTGTTCGACCAGGAATACATCTTCAAGCCGAACGCCCGGAACCAGATCATGACGGAAGGGCGCAATCTCGCGAAGTCATGGAGGCTCTGACCGCCGAGACCATCGCCTGGGGACGGCGCATCGGCATCTCGCCCGAGCGCATGGCCTTCCTCGCTGCCTGTCCCAAGTTCACCGTCTCCCACGGCCACCGCAAGTCGGAGCGGACCATCGAGGACAACCCCAACCACCACCTGCAACGCCTGGGCGACTGCTATTGGTTCCGCCTGCGTCGACGCGGCAAGGACATCGTCGAGAACATCGGCAAAGACCTCGGGACCGCCCGCAAGCGCCGCGACGAGATGCTGGCGGCCTTCGACGCCGGGAAGCCTCTCCCGTATCTTTCCAAATGAGCACGAGAGCCCCCAGAGGAAAGGCCATAGACGCCGCCATCTACCAGCTGAGGAACGGAGTCAGCACGAGGATCGCCGCCATCATGTTCGAGGTATCCCCAGGCAGCGTATCATGCGCCGCCAGAAGGCTCGGAGGAAGCATCATGGCCGTCAGGCAGGACAGGCGCATCTTCAAGAACAAGGATTGTTATTGCTTCCGTTACCGCACCGCCGAACTCGACGTCTACCGCAGGCTGTCAAACGACATCCGCAAGGCCCGCGTCATGCGCGACAAACTCGAGAAGGAACTCGGACTTTCCAAATGAGCACGCCCACCCGCTTCATCGCCTTCGGTGACAACCACGGCGACATGGTCGACCCGGAGGCCCAGGACGCCCTCCTCGAGTTCATCAAGGACTACAAGCCCACCGTGCGCGTCCACCTCGGGGACGCCTTCGACTTCCGTTCCCTGCGACGCGGAGCCGGCAACGACGCCGAGGGAGCCGAGTCCCTGATCGCGGACATCGAGGCCGGGGAGGACTTCCTCGCCAAGACCAAGCCCACCGTCTACCTGATGGGCAACCACGAGCACCGCGCCCACGCCCTCCAGCATACCTCCGGCTCCGCCCTGGTCCGTGACTACTGCGCCGACCTCGAGGCCCGCATCCGCACGACCGCCAAGACCTGCGGAGCCAAGACCATCCTGCCCTACCACGCCGAACGCGGAGTCTACCGCCTCGGCCCGGTGGCCTTCATCCACGGCTACGCCCACGGCGTCAACGCGACCCCGGAACAGGGCAAGCATTACGCCGACCGAGGTGGCGCCCTGATCCACGGACACACCCACACCTTGAGCCAGGTCAACCTGACCAAGCACGAAGGCGGCGCCGCTTTCTCCGCCGGCTGTCTCTGCCAGAAGGACGCCATGGCCTACGCTTCGCACCGCCTAGCGACGTCCCGCTGGGGCTCAGGCTTCGCCGCCGGATGGGTAGACGGCAACGACTGGAAGGTCTGGCTCGTCCACCGCGTCGGCTCCAAATGGGTCTGGACCACCGACCTCAAGGTCTACACGCCGAAGAAGCGATGAGACGCTTCGACCCCGCCCGCCTCCTCGAGGCGCTGCGCCACGAGCACGTCATCCCGCCCCCAAAGGGCTGGTCCACCGTCGAACAGGTCAGGCAGGAACTACGGCTCACCCACGTCCGCAACGCTTCGTCCAGGGCCGCCGACCTAGCTCGACGCGGACTCCTCGAGCGCATGGCCCATCAGTTCAAGGCCGACACCGGACAATGCCATAAGGCTTACATCTACCGCCCACTGCCGCCCTATCGCACGATCCGCGAAGCCTCCGAAGGGCTGCACCGCCACGAAGCCGACGCCGTGCCGAAGGGCTGGGTCCGCATCGTCGACCTCGCCGTCGAGCTGCGCGTGTCCGACGTCGCCATCCGTGGCCGCGTCTTCCGGGCAGGACTCAGGCCGCGTTACTTCAAGACCCCTCGGGGCATCATCGGCCTGCACCGCAACGCCTACTACCGCAAGGCCGACATCCTCCGCCTTTACCGCAAAGCATCTTGACCAAGGGCACCCACGCCCCCACACCCGAACATCTCTTCCATGACCCCTCCGAACAACGTGCCGGCGGAACGCCACCTCCTCGGCGTCCTCCTCCGTGACTCGCTCCCCTTCCCGCCCGACCTGTCCCCTGCCGACTTCTTCGAGCCCGCCCACGCCGACATCGCCCTGGCCATCTGCTCGCTCCAACTGGACGGCAAGACCGCCGACGAACTGACCGTCACCGAACGGCTGCGCTTCGACCGCTCGCCCGTCGACGCGTTGACCGTCTCGCTCTTGGTCACGGAGTGCGGTCATTCGGCATACCGCCCCGAACACGTCGACATCATCCGGCGCATGGCGACCCTGCGCGAGGCCGCCGACCTCGCAGGACACGCCCTCGACCCGACCACCGACCCCGACGTCCTGCTCGACCATTATGCCCGACTCGTCGAGAAGCGCAAGGGGTCCAAGGTCAGGCACGGCCCGAAGCGCATGGACTTCGACAGGCTCATGGGCTTCGACCGCAAGGACGACCCCAACGCCGTCATCGGCAACCGCTGGCTTTGCAAGGGCGGCTCCCTCCTGATCGTCGGGCAGTCCGGCACGGGCAAGTCCTCCCTCATGATGCAGGCCGCCGTCCATTGGTGCCTGGGCAGGGACTTCTTCGGCATCAAGCCAGCCAAGCCCCTGCGGGCCGTCATCCTCCAAGCCGAGAACGACGAAGGGGACGTGAGCGAAGCCCTGCAGGACGTGGTGACCGGCGCCTACCTCGACGGCGACGAACGGGCCGACCTCAAGGAGCGCATGGCCATCTTCCGCGATACCGTCAGCACGGGGACCGCCTTCACCGAAGCCTTGGCTTCCCTCGTCCGCGAACACCGAGCCGACATCGTCTTCGTCGACCCGCTCCTGTCCTTCGCCGGCATCGACGTCTCCGATCAGGAGCAAGCCTCCAAGTTCCTGCGCCATGACCTCGCCCCCATCCTCCTCGAGACGGGCGCCGTCCTCGTCGCCATGCACCACACCGGGAAGCCTCGGGCCGCGTCCGACAAGGAGGGTCAGACCGTGGCCGACCTGGCCTACGCCGGCCTCGGGTCCTCGGAGTTCACCAACTATTTCCGCGAGGTCGCCGTCCTGTTCCGCTGCCAAGGCGAGGAGCCGATCTACAAGTTCGGCCTGACCAAGCGCCGCAACCGCTCCGGGCTCAAGGACGCCGAAGGGCAGTTCAAGGGCGAAATCCACATCCGCCACGCCGCCGAGAAAGGGGTCATCCGCTGGGAATACAGCCAGCCCCCCTCCCAAAGCGGAGATGAGGTCGTCCCAAGGCATAGCGATTCCAGCCCCGCCAAGGGGTCGCCAAGGCGTTCAAACTGACGGCGAGGGGTAGGACAGCCCCCCCCTGCCTTACACCCCCCTTTCACAAACCCTAACACAAACCCTAAGAGAAACCATAGTATGTATGTTACCCCCTAAAGGGGTAACAAATACATACAGGCAGGACAGCATACGGCTCGCTTACGCGGCCTGCTGCCTGCCGTGAGAGACAAGATACAACTTCCGACGCACCATGATCCGCAAACGAACCTCCGCCAGAATCCGCCATGTCATCGCCCAGAAGGTCGCCATGAAACGACGATGGGAGAACGACCCAGAAGGGATGCGCCGACGCTCCAAGGCCGGAGCCAAGGCCATGGCCGACATCGGCGCCAAGCATCGCATCTGGTGGTCCAACTGGCTCCATGCCAGGGCCAGACGACTGACCAAGGCCCAGCTCATCGACGGCATCGCCAAGACGATACAGGACGAAGGAAGGACAGGACTGACCAAACCCTCCTCGATGCTCGCCCGCCTCGTCCGTTACGGCTTCGTGCGCTTCGACCCGGTGACCTTCGATTACGTCAACGAACGATCGCAGGAAGCCTGACGACCTTTGCCGTTTGCCCTGCGAACAATAACCTTTCCAATCGGTGCGTGACCCGTGCCAGACTCAACGACCTCACGGCCCCCGCGAAGGAGGCCAGGTCGTTCGACGCCTGGTTCTTCTCCCAGCCGAAGAAGGTGCAGGACAAGATGAGGGAGAACGGCGTCCTGCCTTACCGCGAGATGGTGCCGAGCAAGCACGTGTTCGACATCGACCCCAATCATCCGGCATGGGCGACGCGTGACGGCCAGCTCGTGCGCACGGAGGTCGACGCGTTCATCTCCCGCGATCACGTCGGCGTGATGCTCAAGGCTTTCATCGACGCGCTCGCCTACTCCGACAACTTCCATTTCCGCCGGCACGTCGAGCTCATCCGCTGGTCGCTGTCCCTGCCCGGTTGCCTGGACTCGCGCACGATCGGCAGGATGTATGGCCGCTCACACTTCTGGATGCGAAGCCGCGCGAAGGATATGCAGCGCCTCGTGAACTCCGACGCGGTCGGGATGTTCCCCCATGTCAACGCTCGCAGGGATAAGCACAAGATGCCACGACGATGAAAACGGCCCATAACACCCCGCTAAGGAGTCTCCTAACACCCCCCCCGCTTCACGCGTGGCCCGACACCACGGCTCTTTTTTACAAAGTCGCCGTGCAGAAAGAAGGGGTTTTGCAAACATGGCCAAAAGCCTGACCAACTCAGAACTGGGTTTGGCCCTGGGCGTCACGGCGCAGCGCATCTCTGTCCTCCGCAAGGAGGGAATGCCGACGGACTCCATCGACGCGGCGAAGGCGTGGCGGGAAGCCCGTGCGTCGGTGCAAAGGGCGCAGGCTCCGAAGGCGGCGCCGGCGCAGCTCGACGACGGGACGCTGGCCGACACGATCGCGGAACACCGCACGCTGGTCGGTCGGGCGCGTGGCGTGTGGCAGGCGGCGATGGAAGGCGGCGACCCGAACCAGGGCAAATACCAGACCGCCTACAATCAGTCCTTGAAAACGCTGGTCGCCCTCGAGGAGGAGCAGGAGCGTCGTCTCATCCTGGCGAAGGACTACATCTCATCGAAGGAAGCCGGCGAAGCGATGCGCGAACTGGCGGCCACGATGGTCAACCGACTCGACAAGCTGGCCTTGGACGTGGCGGAAGGGTGCAACCCTGAGAACCCTGCGAAGGCGGTCAAGGTGCTCGAGGCATGGGTGCGTCGGGTGAAGGCCGAACTTTCCCAAGATGAGCAAGCGTAAGCGCAAGCCCAGGCGCAAGCCGATGCCGAAGCCTTCGCGTCCGTTCAAGGACAAGCGGCCCAAGTGGTCGACGCTTTCGGACGGACTCTGGAAAATGCTCAAGGAGCGAGGACTCGATGAACAAGTCTGACCTGCTCCGCATCGGCCGGGACGTGCTGCGTCCGTCGGACTCGGGCGACGTGGTCGAGTGGCTGGAGGACAACGTGCACGCCATCCCCGACTCACCGATGCCCGGGCCGTTCCGTTCCGACCGCACGCCGTGGATCGCGGAGGCGCTGCGCATCGCGGCAGACCCGGAGACGAAACTGCTGACCATCCTCGCCAGCATCCAATCGGGCAAGTCGCTGTTCGCCCGCCTGTTCACCTGCCACATCATCGCGAACGCCCCAGGGCCGACGATGCTCTTGCAGGCCACCGACCCAGAGGCCAAGGACTTCGCTTTGCGTTACCTCCGCCCGGTCTGGAACAACTGTCCGCCCGTGAAGTCGCGTCTGTCCCTCGAAGACTTGGACCGATCGACGACGGCGGACTTCGACCGTATGACGCTTTACTGCCGAGGCATCTGGAACGAAGCGAACCTCCAACGCCTGTCTTTGCGTTACACGATCGCGGACGAATGTTGGATGTCCCCGCCCGGACACTTGGCGGAACTGAGCGCGCGCGTCACGGCGTTCGGCTGGATGGGCAAACGCATCTTCATGTCGCAGGGCGGACGGGCCGGGCAGGAGTTCCATCAGCTGCACGAAGGGACGGACCAGCGTGATTGGAACATGAGGTGCCCTAAATGCGACCATCTCCAGCCCTGGCTATGGGAACAGGTTCGGTTCCCCGAGGACGCGAAGTCGACAGGCACATGGGACTTGCACAAGGTCAGCGTCGGCACGACCTACGAGTGCTCCGGATGCAAGACGCTCCTGCCTGACACGAACGCTTCCAGGCTCGAGGCGAACGCCCGCGGCTCGTTCGTGGCGACGGCGACCTCGGCCAACACCGGGCACATCGGCCTGCATTGGAACAGCCTTGCGACGATGAGCTGGGGCGAGCTGGGCGTGCTGATGCTCAAAGCCAAGGCGGCGGCGGACGAATACGGCGACGAAGAGCCTCGGCGCATCTTCAAGCAGAAGCGTCTGGCGATGCCCTGGAGCGAGGAGGGCGGCGAGATGGTGGCGCTGGCCGAGGCCGCCAACTACAAGATGGGCGACGACTGGGACGCTGAGGCCGTGATCACGCCGAAGGCCAAGGTGGCCGACAGGGAAGGCGCACCGACGGGAAGCATCCCTTTCCGCACGATGGGAGTCGACGTCCAGCGTGGCCACTTCTGGGTGGTCGTCCGCCGTTGGTCGAAGACCGGGCATAGCCGGCTGATGGCCTTCGCCCGCATCGACTCATGGGGCAACGTGGAAGCCTTCGCCAAGCAGCACGGCGTCCATCATGCGCTGGTGCTCGTCGACTCAGGCGACAACACCACGGAGGTCTACCGCGAGACGGCCAAGCGGAACTGGAAGACGGCCAAGGGCTCCGGGTCGGACGACTTCGCCGTGACTTCTAAGGACGGCCAGACGACCCGCCGCTTCTATTCCGAGAAGCAGTCCATCGTCGTCCCTGGCATCCCGCAGCGGGCCACGCTGATCGTCTGGTCGAACACCGCTGGCAAAGACCTCTTGCACGGCCTCCGGGCCCGCAAGGTCTGGACCTATGCCCAGGACGCCAACCCGGACTATGTCGAGCA